TTGGATGACTTGTAACCTTTGTATCCTCCGTAGGCGGCAAGTGCATAGGGTAAAAATTGTAACATATATTATGTATTCCTTAAAATTAGCTAATTAGGAAATATTACCATTTTACTCAGTCTTTATCAACTCATCGGCAAAACAGCCCCTGTACTGATGTTCACCAGCATGTGTAATTCGGTCAGTTATTAGGGCATAACATTTACCACCAATCTCTTTCCATCTTTTACAAAACGCAAAGTCTTCACCAAGATAATTCTTCGTTTTGGGATCAAATTCTGTATCAAAAAGATTATACAAATATGGAACTTTTATTAGTTCACCGTTAATTACAGATTTCTGAACTATCTCTTTTTCAGGATAAGCTTTTATCATTTTCTCAATAACCTCTCTCTTTATTAACATACATCCAGTAGGTGAGTGAGTAACTTCAATTACACCATCTTTTATTTTTATATTTTTATCATCTTCAACTTTCATTGGATAAGAGTACAAACCTTTAAACTTTAAATCCTTAGCATTTTTGATATTTCCTTTAGATATTCTCTCCCAAGCTTTATCCCAAAAAAGTTGTTTTAGTGGATAAGGCACAGAGATAACTTGTTTATCGGAGGATATCATTTTAAATATTGATTGTGTTTGAAATTCAATGTCTGAGTCTACAAACAATAAATGTGTGTGGTTACTTTGCATAAAACTAGATACGCATAAATTTCTTCCTTGAGTTATTAAGGACGATTTCATTACTTGAAAGGATGCTTGAATATTATTGCTAATACAATGTTTTTGAAACTCTAAACAAGCTTGAAAATAATGTATAGAGACTTCACTATGAACAGGGGTAGCTACAAAAATAGAAAATTTTTTTGGTTTAAGTTCATGTGTTTCTATCTTTTTTTCTTCTTTTCCAAACCAAATAGGTTTACTTGGGTCTTGATCTTTTTGCATGTAATGCTCCTTCTAAGAATCTTTTCCATTGGTCTCCTATAGATTTCCAACTATAGAAATGATTGAAAAAGTTTTGTTGAAACTTAAGATGTATGTGTAATTGTTTATCATTTATCTGCTCAGGTATGCCATCAATAACAGATGCAAATTGCATAGCTAAATTTCTGTAATTAGTATCTGTTGGTATGTACACTGGGAACTCAGAACACGTTTCATAAAGTGCTCCGTTGTCCGTTGTTGCTACATACAGACCACAAGCTAAAGATTCAAGAGCAGAAATACAAAAGGACTCCTCCCAAATATTAGGATAAACAAAAGCATCGTAAGTATGAAGATTCTCTAATATGTATTCATTAGGTTTGTAACCTATATAATTTACATTAGGTAAATTTTTTGCTTGTTCATAAAGAGCTGTATAAGTTTTATCATTATCTTTTTCAAAATCACTGCCATAAACTTTAGTGCTACTATACACATCTAAAGAAATATTAGGGTTCTTTACTAGTTGCATAGCTCCTAATAAAACAGATAAACCTCTCCAAGGAGTAGGATGATATATTAATTTAATTTTTTCTCTCTTAGGTTTTGGATCTCTTAATTTTATATCGGGTATACCATTTTTAATAACAGTGCTTTTCTCAGCTGGTATATCAAACGTTTTTCTAAACTGTTCGTAATTCCAATGTGAGTTAAATACATAATAATCGTATTGTTTTATTTGTTCTTTATCATTAAAGAACTGTTGAAAGTGTGGCTGATCAGGAGCCATCTTTTGCCAAAGTATATTTATTTTATTTGCAGAAAGAGGCACTTGTCCTGGAACAGATAAACATATCTGAAACTGATCTAAAATATCTTCTGAAACATATTTTTTTAAAAATTCGTATTGTAGTTCAGTACCGCCTGATGGTTTCATCTTATAAATCCATTTATGGTTAATCTGCAATTGTCTATATTATCTCCATGATGACCATAAGCTGTGTGTCTATATCTAGCATCAAACCATACTAATCTATTTTTTACAAACTTAAAGTCGTTTACCATTTGATCTTTGGTATCAAAAAATTTTGTGCCGCTGTTTAAGTTTGTATTACTTAAATAAATTAACATGGAATAAATACACCCATCCATATGTATGAAGTCATTTGTCATATCATTAGTGTATCTTGCATGAACGTATAAACTTACATTCCTACCTCGCACATTTAGATTTGATATAGTGAGATATTTTATAATGTGATATTTGAATAAAGGATTAACATCACCTAATTCTTCACTTCTTTTTCCAGGCCAATTAGTTAAATCTTTTTTACTTATTTGGTCAGGGTGTTCACTCATAGAATATAATTTTGTTTTTTTAGCTTCTGCATAGATTACTTCAGGTAATTCAAAAAAATTGTCTATTTGTGTGCAAATCATCTCTGTGTTTTACTTTTTTTTATACCAAGTTGCAATAGTGTATCTTTCACCGTTAGTAACTTTTCTAACACCATGTATTAATTCCATACCTGTAAAAAAAATTGTTTTATTTTTAGAAGGTTTAATTGTAGTTCCCTCACCAAAATAAGTTTCACCCCCATCAAAATTATCATTTAAAAAAGTTATAGATGCAATTGTTGTATCTTTCTCACGATCGTCAACATGTAATTTTTGTGAGGACCCTTCAGGCCAAAAGACCATCTGAGTCCATGAAATTATATTATCATACACATAAGGTTCATATTTTTTATTTAGCCAAGGCAGATCTTGACCCTCAAGTGGCAGGACAAACGTATCTCTATATTTTTTTAAGTTATTTTGATTAGAATGAAATCCCATTAACATTCTATTTATTTCATCATTAGAAAAGATATTATAACGAATATCTATATAAGGACTCATTTTTGAGTTTTACTAAACATAGGAAGGTCAGGAACTTGAACTTCAACGTCAGTAGCCAAATCCTCTTGAGGGTGATCTTTTAAAAAAGCTTCTTTTGTTTCGTATCTCTCACCAGTCTTAATACTTCTATAGATTGTTTTAGTTTCGCACTTAATTTTATGATAAACAGTCATAATAGTTTAGTATATCAAACTAACGCCCTTGTCCACGATACTTTTTACGATAAGGTTTTCTTTTACTATAACTTTTAGCATGCTGACCAGGCCGTTTTTTAGGGGTTCGTTTGTGGTAATTGTTTACCCCAAACATGGGTTTCTTCTTAGCCATTTTCCTGCGATCTATCTAGTTGAGCATAACTTATGGCACCTTGAATTTTATTACTACCTGAAGCTGCTGTTACTGTAATTGCATCACCTGCTTCTAAGTTTATACCTTGTGGGGTAGCATTGACTTGTGTTTTAGCTGCTACGTCATCTCTAAAAAATTCATATTCAGCACTGGAGTCAGAAGAATCAACTAAATTCATATTAACTAAAATAGCTGATGATGCATCATTATTAGCAACATACATGCTTTTAACAATAATAGTTGCGTTTGTTGGACATGTTAATACCGTAGTTTTGCCCGTGCTTGATTGTTTAAAACCTTGATTTTTATATCGTATAGTCATTAAGATAAGAAATAGTTAAAAGCATCTGCTTCATTTTTTATATCATTCTGAAAAGAGAAGTTCAACTGAGACTGCAAAGTTCTTAAAGCTTGTAGTATTTGTCTTTGATCCTCAGCAGAATATTTTTCTTTAGGTTCAGGTATTTGTATTATAATTTTTGCCATTATCTTCTGCCGTCAGGTTTAACATCAAATCTAAACGTGCCATATCTCCAGCTTTCATCTACCGCTGAACATTCAATTTGCACAGCTGCTAACCTTGCTCTAGCTCTTGTATCTACTTTAGTTGTTGAAGAACTTACTGTAAAAGGTCCTAACGGACTTGATGCTGCGGTCGATCCTTGTGGAAAAGCATTTAAGAATATTGTAACTTGTGCATTACCACTAATTCTTTTGAAGTCAGGCATAAATCTTCTCACGCTTAATAAAAATTCACCATCTCCTGGCACACCCTGTCTTCCGTTCAAATCAAACTCTCCTGATTTTATAAAAGCTGGTATGGCAGTTGTTGTTCCATCACCGTTTGCTTGATTTACTCCCACCTCATGTGCGTAGTAAATCGTAGCACCATTTGATACACCACTTACAACAGGGAAAGTAGGTGTGTCTGACGCTTCAAAATCAGTAGCATAAGGTTTATCATACACAGTAGATCCCATCCATGTCGTTCTGTCCAAAGTTCCTGTTGTCCAAACTCTCTCAGCATAATTATATGTTACTACTCTATCGATAGAGGATGAGGCAGCAGTTGGATAAAACCAATTTATTTCTGAGTACAACTCGTTAATACCTGCAAAAACAATCTTACCTGAATCAAAATTTAATCCTGGATTGTTTCCATTTGTAGTAAAAACAAAATCTTCTACAAGGCACGGCAGAATTTTTACTGTTCCGTCATAAACATAAAACTTGCCTGTTTTACCCATCCAAAATACAGCACCATTCGCAAACACACCTGCATGATTACCTATTAATCCAGCATTGGATGCAACCTTTCTTATTGAGAATGTAAAAGGAGGACCTACAAACTGCATTTCATAAGCTGCAGTATCTGTTAAAACTAAAATGTAATCTTTACCTTTAAAAGCACCGACTATTTCTGTGCCATCATCAAGCTGAAATGTTCCAGCTGTATTTGTTGAAGTGGCTGCATAATCACTTTTGTTTTCTTGATCAGAAAATCTAATAAACATTTTATTTTGTGAACTAGGTGAACCAATTGTGGTCTCGGTTCCTAGATGAAACAAGTGTCTATCTCTATCTGAAACAATTGTCATCACGGAGGCAGTGGGCATACCTGTGCCTATAGTGGCCCTAGTTTGTAAAGCGTTTGTTAAAGAGGCATCCCAAGTGAAAGTTTCACCGTTATGAACGGTAGCTATTAATATATTCCCGAAATTATCTAATGACCAATTACCAGGATCGATGGTTACTGTGCTTGAAGTAGAAGCGTCACCCCAACCGATGTATTCAGTGATGTCTGTTACTGTTGAACCGTTTGCGTGTTCAGCGGGTGTTGTAGAATTTAAACCTCTAGTAATACCACTTAAAGTATTTGAGCTGGTGTTGTTGCCTGTGTACTCCATATCCTCAGAGCCAATTCTAATTTTACCTGCACTTGGGAAGCTAGCAGTGCTGGTTAATACTACCGAACTAGCACCCACTAACATTGGTCCTCCGTTATTCACAGTTGTAGTAACTTGTGCTACTGTTCGTCCTCCCCAAAGATAAGTTCCCCAACCGTAACCTGAAGATTGCACTAAAGGGCCGACTACTACATACGGTCTCACATCAAGTGTTCCATCATTCGTAACACCTGATTTGCTTTCGGAGGATGGCATAGTAATCGTAAAAGTTGTAATTGTTGGTACAGTCTTCACTTCAAAAAGTTTGTCATCAAAGTCTGTAGCTGTGAAATCTGTGTTTGCACCTGTAAACGATCCAGCGTTGGCAAAAGTTATAATGTCGCCAACAGATAAATTATGTGCCCCTGTAGTGGTAATTGTAACTGTCGCTGATCCGTTGGTCGTTGTTATGTCAGCGCCTGTAGAGAAATTATCAGTATCTAAGGGTGTAATGTCATAGAAAGCTCCATCAAAATAAATAATTAAAACTTTATCAGTTCCTATGGCTGCATATTTTTTTCCATCTGTGTTAGCCCAAACGTGTTGCGCTCTAGCTGCTCCGACTAATTTATCATTGACTAAAGCTGACCAGCCCCCTATTTTTTCAGGTTCTCCATATCTAAATCTAACGTTGTCGCCATCCACAAACCTACCCTCTGCATCTGAAGGTGTAGATTGTTTGTCAAATCCTGGTGCTATGTTTACTTTTGCTAAAGGCATATTGAATTATACCACTAAAGTATGTTGTTTGCATCCTTCACAATATTTTGCTTTTCAGGCGGTAATCCTTCTTGCATTTTAATACCCACATGAACTAATATTTGGCAAAGTTTGGACGTATCATCAACACTAAATACTAATTCTTTTTTCTTCTTAATTATTTTAATTTCTTTGGCACTAAAAGTAAATTTTGCTGCGCCAGTATCAGGATCTTGAACTATTTTCATTTATTTGGTCTCCTTTATGATCTTTATAAGGTCCCTTAGCATCTACATAATGTAGAAATACTTGCATATGATAATCACCAGGAAAGGCCTCTCTCCAATGTTCGACATCACAACCATTATATATTACGGCATCACCAGCTTGTAAAACTAATGGCTTTCCATCCATATATATTGGCCAATCATAATGATCAGAATCAATACAAACTGTTGCACTAATTTCACACGAGGGACGATCTTTGTGTTTTTCTAAAATAGCATTGTATGTATAACATCTCCAAAATGTATAAGTTTCTAACAGATCTATACCAGTTGCTTTTTCAAAAATAGGTTTTTTTAATTCTAAAATTGTTTGCATCAAAGGATCTTTGTAAAAGTATGTATCACCATTATTATTTTGCGCTACGTCAAAGCTATCAAAATTTTCATAATGTCTTTTTTTACAGTATGTTCTAATCAGAGCTATCTCGTCTTGGCTTAGTAAACCTGGAACAAATTTATATGATAATTTACTTAAAGCAACCATGATACTAGTACAAACCTTTTTCCTTTTGTGACTGGAGTTACTGAATGTGGATATAAAAAAGTTGAGGGCCAAATAATTACTCTACCAGGAGCACTTGTTACTGTTTTATAAACCTCTGAATTTTTATCGGGATTATGAAATCTTAAATCCCCACCCTCATAATCATTATTTAAAAAATAAATTATACTTAGTGTCCTAGGCACATCGTGACCATGATCAACGTGAGGAATGTAATGTCCTCCAACACCATATTTCAAAGCAGTAACATTAGTAATTCTCTTTGCTAGCGTTCCAGTTGCGCTTCCCACATCTTTTTCATACTTTAGAGCACATTGTCTGAATACATTTGTCAAAAAATGTGTCCAATGAGTATCTGTCATTGTGTTTTTATTTCCAAAATCATGTGTTTGTGTGTCTCTAATTTCTTTTTGAACTTCACGTTTTTTTACATCAGAACCAACAATAGAGGCATCGTAGAAATCACCTTTATCATTTAAATATTTTATTAATGATCCAATTATTTTAGGGGATAATGTATTGTCATACACTTTTATAAAATCTTTTAATTCCATTTTTTTTTACGCCAAAATAGTTTTTGATAGTTTTTGTATAAATGTCCTTTTAATTTAACAAGTCCACTCATAAAATTCAACCTGGGTCTTTCCTCTATAGAGGAAGTCCAATTGTCTCTTTTAAAAGGTATTACTTGTGCATAAGGTGTCCCCCTTTTAATAATTGTATCTAATTCATCATATTTTGATCCGTTTATAACTATTGGAAAATTAACAGTTGAAGGAAACAGGTCTGTATCTACAATTCCAGGTATCATTTGAAATCTATCTTCATCACTGTGTAAAGGTGGTAAAAATAAACATGAGTAACCTGGTGGAGTTTGTATCATAATAGGATTTAAAATTTTAATTATGGGTTGAAATTTATTTTGTTTGAGATAGGGGCACTCATTACCTAATTGATGCGGTGGGTGAGCTTGAACTGTATTATCATTAAGATTTAGCATAAATCCATGACACAGTCTTTCTACATCAGAATATGAAAAACCTTGAAAAGTGTCTCTTTCACCATCTTCTTTTTTTATATTAAAACGAAGAAGCATATCTTGTGGCATTTTTAAAAGATATCCTGCTGTTAAAGAATCTAAAAAAGGCATGCACCCTTTTAAAGTTTTAGCATTAATCTTATGTTTTAATTTTTTATACCAATCAGGTATATTTTGAGAGATAGGAACAGGATGTATATCTTTAAATACTTCTTGTGTTGAATTTGGATATATGAATTTTATGTGTTTTGATGACGAAAACATCATCCACTTATAATATTAAAAACAGTTTAAAGCAACAAAAACTCCGTTTTCTTTAAGCTCTTTTCTTAAAGGTTTTCTAGGATAAGTTAAATTATCTACATCTACAGAGTTTAAATAATCTAAACAAGCTTGTGCTTCTGCTTTTTTCGAGTGATTCGTTTTATACGTTATTGCATTTGAAAGCACTGATTTGAAGGACGCTATATCCATTTTGTACTCTTCTTCACCTTCTTGTGTCTCATCAATAGTGTTTGCTACAAATGAAACATTGTTTCCATTGCATTCTATTGCACTCGTACCATCAAAAAAGTTGTCATAATCTGAATCACTTACTTCAATTACAGTTAAACCTTCTTTGTTATGGATGTAACTTTCATCCACCTCTGTTTTAGTTGCGTGTACGCAACCACTGGGTTCTAATTCAGCTCTAGAAAAAAATAATTTTGCCATTATCCTATATCCTCAAATATTTGAAAACCTCCAAGTTGCCCAGTGTTTTGCGTTTGTCCTGCACCAGCTCCAATTTGCTGTTGTTCACCAGGTGCACTACCAGCTGGTGTGTTTGATGGAGTAGGAAAATATGCCATGTCTTGGGTTGAAGGATTAGTCATTGGAAACTTATTATACCAATATCCAATTGTGTTACTATTTGCAGCTGTATTTCCATCAGCTTGTGTAGAAAAATCATAATCCGCATTTACGGGTCCAGTACCTGCTCTGCCTGGAGCACCTGGTCCTGGTGAACCACCCGATCTTCCTGATTGACCACCTGTGCAAATAATGTTTGTGTTCCAAACGGCTGGGTTACCGTCTGTAAATGGTTGTGTTGGTCCCATAGGTTGTGTTGGGATGGCACCGATAGAAAAAGGAACAGAGTAAGGTTGTGTGATCGGTATAACGAATAAACCAAATCCACCGTGTCCACCTCTTGTGTTCGCTGGGCCAGGATTAGATTGATTCGGTCCTCGACCTCCTCCACCGCCTCTTGCGTATAAATGAATTTTAGAACTATTTGGATTCGCAGTAAATGTACCCGACTTTCCGTTCGTGCCGTCTACTAAAAGTGGTGCGGGTGTTATTTCAGAGTTTGTAGAAATAATTGTAGTAAGTCTCATATTTCCCCCACCTGCAGTTCCTGTTGACGCTGCAGTTAATCTTCCGTCCTCATCTACTGTGATAGAAGCTAGAGTGTATGAGCCAGCTGTTACAGCTGTTGATTGTAACTGATTTGGCCCAACTGAGTTGGCAGCCATTTTTGTTAAAGTTACATTTGATTGTGTAATTTGATTAGAAGTTACAGAGTTTGCTGCAAGCTTTGCTGTAGTGACATTTGACTGTACAATTTGTGCAGTTCCAACAGAATTTGTTGCCATTTTTGTTTGTGTCACATTAGATTGTAAAATTTTTGCAGTTGTCACAGCATCCGTAGCAATTTGTGCGGCAGCCACAGTTCCACCCATAGTGTCTAAAGAAATTTCTTTTAAATTTGTTCCGTCTGAATAAGCGCCAAAGATGGCTGCTCTGTCAGGAGAAAAACCTGAACCTGAAACAGTTTTAATTGTTAAGTTAGATGGGTTAGTTAAACCTGTGCAATCAAAAATATAATATTTTTCTATGCCATCAGGTATCGTACAAACTGTGCTGGCTGCAATAGATGCAGTAGCAAATTTGATTACCATGTTTCTTGCATTTGAAAGTGCAGCGTTACTCATTACTAGAGCTAAAGTTCCACCACTAGATAGTGTAACTTGTTCAAAACCTGCTATAGCTTGTTGAACTAAATTTAAATTTGTGTTTGTTTTATCACCCCAAGTACCAGCGTTTTGGCCAGTTACCATTAATTCGAGTTTTAGATCTGTAGAAAAACTTGACATAATCTCCTTATTTTAACAAAGTTATGCGGCTCGATCAACCTCGGTCCAAACATTATTTACACCAGGATCAATTTCAGCCCATGCAGTTACATTAGTTGAACCAATATTCGCTGTCAACCCTATACCAGTTAATGGTATATTTGCAGTTCCTGTAGATGTCGTAGAGCCAACGGCACTCGTCAATCCAAATCCAGCAACTCCCACTATTTGCCCTGGTATCTCAGCGGCAGTGCCTAAACTTAATGCAAGGGCTTGACCTGAAACTGTTTCAAATGTGCTCTGTTGTAAACTTATTGAACCTAATGTTAAGGTTCCTTGTATTCCTGTTACATCTACACCTATCTTTAATCCTGCAACAGTGTTACCAATTCCAGTTTGTAATAAGCCAGCGGTAGCTGGTGATTCAACAGTAGACTGTGATAAAGATTGTGACCCTTGTGAAAGAGTCATTGCATCTTCACCAACAAATACAAAGATACTTGAATCTATTTGTATTGAATTTAAACCTTGCGTTATGGTTAATAAATCTAATCCTGAAACAGAAACAGATACGTCTGTTTTAGGACTTACAGCATTTATAGATGATGTTAAAGCTTGGCCTTGTGCTTGTGCTGAGAATGTATCACCCCAAGCTCGGTTACCCCAACCGCCTCGGCCCCAACCAATTTCTACTAAACCTTCAGCGGTTACTGAACCAATAGCAGAAGTTAAACCTTGACCTTGTGCAAGCACGTCACCTGTAATTCCCCAAGATCCAGTGCCCCAAGCAGGTCTACCCCAACCTTCACCTGCTCCAGCAAATGCTTCTTCTCCTACTGATGATGTTAATGAAAGTCCTGTGAGTTGAACTGAGGTGCTTGATGCGTCTCCCCAGTTACCTTGTCCCCATGTCAGTGCTCCCCATGTATTAGCCATGAAGAACTCCAAACGGAAGACCCGCTATAGAAAACAAATTAGTAATGTTTGCCATAGCAGGCACCTCCTTTAAATTATGCGATTCTCAATATTGCTGCACTCGTTGTAAATGCTGGAAACTGAATAGTAAAAGTTCCTGCAGTTGCAGTTTTGTCACCGCCAAAATCTAATACCGCTACAGCTTTATCGCTATTAGTGTCATTATAAATTAATGCACCTCTTGCAGTTAATGTTACACCAACAAAAGACAGGTCAGCAAAATCTGTGATAGCTGTGTTAGTAGCTAAAGATGTTCCTGTGTTTACAAGTGCTTTACCACCTGATGAGTATCCACCTGAAGGGGAAGATACTTCGTTACCAGTTGTAAAAGATGTTGTCGATTTTCCTAAAGTTGCCGAGTTGGTATACATTGCTAGTTTGAATGAATTTCCACCTGGGTTACTAAAGTTGTGAGTAGCTTCTAAAAGTTCTTTTTTGAAGCTGTTGCATATTGCGTTAGTTGTTATAGCCATTTTTTCTCCTTATAAAATTATGGTGACGGTGAAGGTATTTTAATTCGAGGAACTCCACTGTCGTATTCTCCTCTTCTTCGTCTACCCATTTGCTGTAGACCAAAAGCTTGTATGTTTTGATTATACCTGTCAGAATACAATTTGTATAGGTCTTCAGGTCCCTTTAAAAATCCAAAACACTCTCTTAGAACTCCGTACAAAAGCA